GGCGGGTGGACAATCCGATCTGTTGAAATAATGTTGCGTATGCACAAGGAAGGCAAAACGCTGGGAGAGTTGTCGCGGCAGATGAGCAGGACGATGAGCGCCTGTCGAGAAAAATTGATTGAGAAAGGCATTGATGAAGCAATACTTCCGCCAGTGAAGTCCAAAAAAGCTCCAGAGGTTACAAATCTGAATGGCGAGCAGCGCGCATCACCACTTCCCGCCGGTCATCCTATCACTTGGGGATTGATCAGCAACGAAAAATGGCCGGGGACTATCTGAGAAATGAAAATCAAATCGCTGTTGGACCTTCCCACAGTCGCCTCATATTTGCGGCGCATTGGTGCTGAACCCAGATCGCTAAAAACCGCTGTTGTGAAGGAGATATCCGGTTCATACTGGAAGGATTTGGCGGTCATTCGGTTCAGCAAGACGGGTGAGGTGAATTGCACTCGGGCGGAAAGCAATCCGACTGATTTGGAAGCGGCTGGGATCAAAAATGAATTTGCATCAGCGGTTTGGCCCCAAGTCAAATTGCTGCACAGCATCGTCAACCCGCCAAAGATGATCGCTGAGGCGGAAAAGAAGAATTTGTTTATCTTCCGCGATGCATCGAACCAGATTGTGATGGTGCAAGTCCGCATTGAAACGAAAGGTGAAAAAAGTTATGTGCCTTGGACGTATTGGGATGATGATGAGTGGAGGCTTTGTGAGCCTGATGGTCCGCTGCCGCTCTACAATGCGCACTTGCTGAAGGATGCTTCCACAGTCTTTATCCACGAAGGAGCGAAGGCTGCAAGGCATGTGCAGTGGATGGTGGACGGGGAGACAGGGGAAGCGCGGAAGGCCCTAGCAGCCCATCCCTGGGGCGCGGAGATGCAAGGCGCGGTGCATCTCGGGTGGATCGGGGGCGCGATGAGTCCCTATAGGACGGATTGGGCAGTTATTCACCGTGCGGGCATTAAGCGGGCCTACATCGTCGCGGACAATGATGAGCCGGGGAAGGCTGCGGTTCCTGCTATCTCGCAACAATTGAGACTTCCCACCTTTATGCTGCAATTCACAGATGAGTTTCCCAAAAGCTTTGATATGGCAGACCCATATCCTGATGTTCTTTTTGGGGATGCTGAAGGTGGCTCGCATTATTTCGGGCCAACATTCCGCGATTGCCTGCACCCAGCGACTTGGGCGACTGATCTCATTCCCAATCCAAAAGGCAAACCGTCAGCAATTCTTCGTGATTCGTTCAAGAATATGTGGGCGTATGTGGAAGAAGCTGATCTTTTTGTCTGCACTGAAATGCCAGAGATCATGCGCGCCGAAAGCATTTTGAATAAGATGCTCGCTCCATTCAGCCATGCCAGCGAGACTTCGCGGCTGATTGTGAAGGCTTACAGGGGGCGTTCGGCGCGGATTTGCTACCGCCCGGATCATGACGGGTTGATGGTTACGTTTCGCGGTTCTTCGGCAATCAATCTGCATGTTCCGGGTCAGATTAAATCGACGCCAGGGAATGCAGAGCCTTGGTTGAAATTTCTTGAATATATGTTTATTCACCCTGATGAGCGTAAGCAAGTTGAGCGGTGGGCGGCGACAATCATTGCACGGCCAGAAATTCGCATGGGCTATGGAATGCTGCTGGTCAGTGAGAGACAGGGGATTGGCAAGACGACGCTGGGCGCAAATATTCTTGCACCGCTCGTTGGTCATCAAAATGTTGGATTTCCAAGCGAAACAGACATCAGCAATTCGGCGTTCAATGAATGGATGGCGAATAAGCGATTGGTGATTGTCAATGAGATTTATTCTGGTGCGTCTTGGAAGGCGTATCATTCTCTGAAATCAGTCATCACTGATAAGGATGTTTCGGTCAATCAGAAATATATGCGGCCATACACGATTGAAAACTGGTGCCATGTTCTCGCGTGTTCAAATTCTATGCGCGCCCTGAAGATGGAGAATGATGATCGACGCTGGTTTTATCCCGAAATCACTGAAGTGCCTTGGCCTAGGCAAAAATTCACTGAGTTTCGCAAATGGATTGAAGGTGGTGGTCTCAGTATCATCAAGTCATGGGCAGAAGAATATGGGGACTATGTGCAGCCCTCAGAACGAGCGCCGATGACGGAACGAAAGAAGGAGATGATTGAAGGCTCAAGGTCAGAAGCACAGAAAGAAGCGGCTGCACTCGCGGAATGTTTGAAGGATTGCAATCGGCCAGGGGCGCTGGTTATCAAAGATGTGGTGGAATGGGTGAGGCATTCCGTTCAAGGACGGGTGTTTGATTCGGATTATGAATTGCGCAAGGTGATGGTGGAAATTGGTCTGAGGACGTATCCTCTAAGGATCAAGGTTCATGGACGGTTGCAATATGTGATAATGAATGATGAGTTGTGGGACTTAACCAGCCGGGCAGAAGATCAAGCGGCGGCCATCGCTGAAATTCGCAATGCAATGATGAAGCCATCGGAATTGATGGAGCATAGCCTATGATCAATAAAACAGAAAGCGCGGCCAGAAAATTCCTCAAACAGCAAGCAGGTGAAAGAGTTTTCTGGATCGAACAGGCCGCTGGCGGAACAGTTGGCGTTCCTGATGCAATGGTGATTGTTGGAGATAGGCTGATTCCCTTTGAGCTCAAAGCAGGGAAAGTGGACTTAAAAGAGAATGTGTTTGAATGGAAAGTGACCCTTCGCCCGAGCCAAAAAAGGGTTGGTTGGGTGATGTGGGGCTTTGGAATAAAGGTGTGGATATTGGTTGTCGATACAAAAGGAAAAGGGCATTTTCTATGTTCAATGGCCGAGGCGTTGCAGTCAATAAAACAGAAAAGGAAGGCCAGAATGGAACGGGTTGATAACGGTTTTTTATATACCAGTCATTTTTAAGATTGTTGCAAAGAAAAAGACGCCGACGAGAGATCAAAGGTTTAAGTGGTTCCAGGTTCTTATTATTCGTTATTCTATATTCTGGGGGGGTTTTAATAGTAATATATAATATCCCCTTAGTCTTGAAACCTGAGATTTTTATTTAACGTGGAACCTGTGCTCGAAAATGCCTAAATGGAGATGAAAATGCCCTGGTTGATGGCTATGACTTCCGCAGACCTGACTTTCAAAATGACGCAAAAATGCAATGGGAATGGTGGTGAAGCTTATTGCCCAATTGTAACCAAAACAAGAGCATCAGACCAACGCGGAAATACAATTTCTGTTGTTTCTCCGGCATACCCTGGTTTGTTTTTTATCAGGAAGGGTTGTGATCAGGGTTTGGGTGAAAATGAAAGAAAGTTTTTCTGGATTGCTCGCTCAAAAGGATTTTCCAGTGGTGGGATACCGATTGAGATATCAGACAAAGAAATTCTGGAAATCCGTGAGGCGTCTAAACTCTGGCTTTCAGTTGATGATAAAAACAAAGGAAAGGTCAGTTTCAAAACAGGTGAGCATGTTATGATACTGGATGGTTTCATGAAGTCAAACAAAGCTCGCGTAACAACCAGTGGAAAAGAAATCGTTGAAATTCACGTTATGGGAATGACTTTCAAAATTAACAGTTTACTCTTGCGCAGGTTGTAAAGATGAAACTTGCGTTTGTGGTGGAAAAGAAAGATTTTCTTGAAATAAATCTTTGAGGGTAAAATGGCACAGGGCAACAAAGGCCGGAGAGGGGGCGCTCAACCCGGCGCAGGGCGGCCAAAGGGCGTTGCTGATAATCTGAAATTGAGGAAAGCGCACAAATACGCAATGGACACGCGCCAGATAATTGAAAACACAATGCCGCATATTCCGAAAGAGATACGGGATATGACGCCACTACAAGTCATGCTCACAGCAATGGGCATTCGGGCCTATGAAGGGAAATGGAATGAAGCCGCTGCAATCGCCAAAGAAGTCGCGCCATATCTGCACCCTCGCTTGTCTTCTGTCGATTTGAACGCAAATGTCAGACGATCCATCGAAGATTATTCCGACGCGGAATTGGCTGCTCTCGCAGGCGCAATCGAATATACGGATGGAGTTGACGCGAAGGATTGAGGCCAGAAGCTCGCTTTTGAAATTCACCCAATACACAAAGCCTGATTATATCGTTGGCGATATGCACAGGACCATCTGCGACAAACTGGAGCGGGTGGAAAGGGGTGAATGCAAGCGGCTGATGATTTTCACTCCGCCAAGGCATGGCAAATCAGAACTGGTTTCCAAACGTCTTGAATCGTGGATGCTTGGCCGCAGTCCAAAGAAACAGATCATTTCGGCCAGCTATGGCGCGGACCTTGCTTCTGATTTTGGGCGAGACGTGCGAAACATTTGCGCGTCAAAAGAGTTTCGCATTTTGTTCCCTTTGGTTCGGTTGGCGGAAGATAGTCAAGCCAAAAATCGTTGGCATACGAATCAAGGTGGATCATATGTGTCTGCGGGCGTAGGGTCTGCCATCACTGGTCGCGGCGCTGATTTGCTAAAC